CTCTCGATGAACTTGTGCAACGGTGTGATGCCGGGCGGGAGGCGGACTGTCAAGTGGAGCTTGGAAAGCGTGCGACTGAGGTCGCACACGGTCGTGGGGTCACCGGTCCAGACGTGTGGAGAGTACACACGCGCTAGAAAATTGACGCCTCCGCTATACCGCTCATACACGTCGCATGTAGCTGTGAGGCCACACGCGCGGGCAGCACGCATAAGCGCTGCCTCTGATATGTCGCGGTTAACGGAGTCGTCACCAGCAAACAACCCAAGGCTTGTCCAAGCCTCGTGCGGGGCCAAGCCAGGACGATCACCATCAGACATTCTGAGAGCCAAATAGCTGCAGTAAGCATTTGACAGACAGTTGTCGATGGAAGTCTTGGCTGACCCACTGGCGCGAGAAGGGCCCTGCTCGTAGCGCACACCGAAAGGAGTCCGCACGCGTCGGTTACAATCGTTGCGCGCAAGCTCAATCAACTCATGATGATATTGCTTGGCGAACATTCGTAACATGACGCGGGTCTCTAGGGTGCGGCACACGTAGTTCACAGTCCCGTCAAACTTGCTGAAGTCGGCCGAAATTATGGTGTCGGCCAGCTGACACAGATCTGCCACGCGCCGGCTGATTTCGGCTGGCGTGAGGCTGAATCCGTACCATGCTGTTGTCTTCAACAGGTCCGCCATGACGTAAGCGAATTTCGAATATTCAAGCTTTTGTCGTGGCGGGAACGGTGTGATGTTGCGTGGAGCGCCGGGCTTCTGGCTGGCCTCTTTCTTTACGAACGAGGCCAGAGCGCCAGTCTCTAACATGGCGGTGTGGCTTGCCTGATCGAGAATGTTGCGCTGCATTGGTCTCGACTGTTTTGCGTGCACTTCGTCAAACCCTTGGGGGACGTAGGTGTGTGCGTTATGGTCGGGAACAAGGTGCTCAACAAACTCCTGCATGGTTGCATCAAGGAAGCGGGTCAGAGTCGTGTGACTACGGACCTGCTCGACTCGGTACTTCACCATAGCCTTGTCGTTGCCTAGTGTGGCGTCAGGAACCCACCCGGCGTGGATCAACGGCGACATGAACGAGACCATCAAAGGTCGCGCTTCATTGTCGAACGTTTCACCAAGCTGGTAGCGCCTGACGCCTTCCTTGGCAGGAAAGACCGTGGGGCAGTGCACGTAGCCGTGGTCGCGATGATACTTCACTAGCAGTGAGGCAGCGGCGTGGCATTCAGCCTGAGGGACGTGGCCGGAGCGTGCGAGCCCACTCTCTACCGTGTTAACGTTGAGTTTCGTGGACATCACGCTGGCCTCGTTCCTAATCGCTTCATCATGCTCGATTGGAATGGTGACGCATGCGAATTGTCCTGCGATGGAGGTGCACACAGTGTGTGAGTCCTCAGAGCGTAGGGCAAGTCGGGCGTAACCATCAACAACGGGCTGGAGCCGGGCAAGCAAATCGGCTGGACGACTAAACAGGAGCGCCAGCCACGTTCCAAACAACCCGAAGCAGCGCTCAGGCACGAGCGCCACAATTTGGCGGTGTTTGGTAACGTAGCGGCGCTCAACAGTATACGTCGTAGCGCAGATCGGCATGCCCAGGAAGCGTCGCACGGCAAGCATCGTGTCGTAGTTGCTCCAATCCCACACTTCGTGCTGGTACTTAGCGCCGCCTGCTATGTGCGTGGCGACGGTGTTGTCCGGCATGAAGGTGAAGCTGTACTGCTCCGTGACCTCCGCCGTAGCGGTTGGCACGAAGCTGTATAGCAAAGTGGGGGCCGTTCGGCCGGCGAGGAAATCATTCATGTCAACATAATAGTCGACATCAATCATCACCACCGGCTCGTCAGGCTTTGGGTCGCGTACGTCCGAATGCGCACCGAAGTCCTTCAGCCAAAAGTAGAGTCGCGACCCGCGGCGACCCGCTCGCTGATCAGCAACGGATTGCTGGTAGGAGAAGGTTTCGCCTGCGGTGTAGCCGAGCGCGTACAATATGCGGTGGATAGTGTCACGTGCTACGGCGCGGTCGCGAGCCAACTTGGCGTGTGGGGCATCGGCGTTGAGAGTGCGTGCGGCGTCTGGCGTCTCGCGGACTATCGAGCGGACCACGGGTGCCGGTAAGTGCGGCCGAGCACCGTAGTAATCCGCGAAGACAGTCGCGTGGCGTCTCCATTGTGTGAAGAAGCGGAAGGCTATAAATGCCAGCACCAGCCCGCACAAGAACAAGACCTTAGCAGCAACGATCGAGTCGTTGGCTTGGCCTATGTAAACACTGACCGTGGCTCTACACAACATGGTGTCGTGAGTGCGGCTGGTCAGCCACGAGGGCAACACGCTATAAGGCGTGTGGCACAGGTAGTGTGCGGGGTGGAGCGCGTAGGCAGTGTGGCGGAAAGAGTCTGTGAAAGAAGTCACAGCCTCCGTGGCCGCCATAATTGCCTCGTCAAGAGAGCCTTGCGCGGCAGTGGAAACGGCGCTAGTTATAACCTTAGCGTCGTGCGTCACTGCAGCGGAAGAAGATAGGACTGCTCCAGTAATTAAACTGTAGCAGTTCGTCAATAACGTCGCGGCTGGTGGAAAGAGGTATTTCTCTGCTTCACCAGCGAGCGACGCGAAGCCATTGCTGAACATATTTGACAGAAACGGCTGGGGAAAATGATAGGGTGACTAGCCCTAAATTTGCTAACAAGCAATATG